GAAGGCGATCAAGGACGATAACCTGACGGCGATCATCTTCTACCTGAAAACGCAGGGCAAGCACCTCGGTTATGTCGAGCGGCAGGAAGTGACAGGCAAAGACGGAGATAAGTTGAGGGTTGAGGTTGAGTACATCAACAGTCCGATTAAAGCTACCGGCATATCATCCGGGGCAGACGAAGATTGATACCGAGTTGCGCCGCTTCAATATTATGGCGTGTGGGCGCAGGTTCGGTAAGGATGTCTATGAAATGAACAAGGTTATCGAGCCAGCATTACAAGGGCATATAACCGGATTTGCCGCGCCGACTTATAAGGTGCTGTCGGAGAACTGGCGCGAGGTCAATCATCTGGTTGCACCTATCATCAGTCGCAGAGATGGGCAGGAGCGACGGCTTGAGCTGGCTACCGGCGGCGTTATTGATTTCTGGTCATTAGATAACCCGGACATGATAAGAGGGCGAAAGTATAAGCGGTTCGTTATCAATGAGGCTGGATTTGTACCCAATCTCATGGATATCTGGAATTATATTATCAGGTCAACGCTGGTCGATATGGAGGGTGACGCTATCTTGGGCGGTACTCCAAAGGGGCGCAACGGCTTTTGGCAGATGTTTCAATATGGGCTTGATCCTGAAATGCCTGATTGGGTGTGCTGGCAGATGTCAAGTTACGAAAATCCTTATATACCAAAGGAAGAGCTTGACGAAATGGCTAAGACGCTGCCGGAAATGGTGGTCAGGCAGGAGATATACGCCGAGTTCCTTGAGGATGCTGGGGGTGTGTTTAGACGAGTGCTAGAGGCGGCAACAGCAGAAGAGCAACTAATGGCTGAGCCTAATCACGAGTACGTGATGGGCGTAGATTGGGGACAGATGAACGATTTTACTGTGATTATGGTTCTGGATATCACAGACAAAGAGATCGTTTATATGGATCGCTTCAATAAGATCGATTACATCATTCAGTCAGAGAGACTAAAGACATTGGTCAATAGATACGAACCAACAACGGTAATCGCAGAGGCGAACAGCATGGGGCAGCCAATTATTGAGCGGTTGGTAGATGATGGGCTTCCGGTTCAGCCATTCACAACGACCAGCGCAACAAAGGCAGAGATTATTCGCGGGTTACAGTCCGCTTTTGAAAATGGAGAGTTACGGATATTGAACAACCCGACACTTATTGGTGAGCTACAAGCATACGAGCAGGAGCGCAGCCCTTCCGGGTTATGGAAGTTTGGCGCACCAGAGGGGATGCACGACGATACGGTCATTGCCCTGGCGTTGGCTTGGTGGTCAACGAGGACATGGTATTTCACATGAGTACAAAACAGTTTCCGATTATTGGTACTAAATCAAGTCTATTATGGGATGAAGATACGGACGCATGGACTTATATATCAGGCAAGCCAGTTCAGCCGAATAACCCGCGCGCCTTCTATCAGGTGATCCCAACGTTATACCGGGGGGTGGATATCCGCGCTAATGCAATTGCCAATCTACCCTGGGCGTTGATGAAGGGAGAGACGGAGTACGAGACGAGCGAAGAGTACGAAAACAAGGAAGGGCTGGTCTCGAATATGACAACGATGTTATACCTGATCGAGGCATCGTTGTGTCTTGCCGGTTCAGCATACTGGAAGCGGGAGAAGAACGCGGCAGGATTTCAGAAGTTGCGCCATCTGGACCCGACCAGCATGGAGTTAGACGAGAAGAAGGCTGCCAGCGGCATTATCGAATGGAAGCGCAACGAGCCACAGCCCAAGATTTATACACCTGATGAGGTTATTTATTTCTGGTATCCCGATCCGTATGTAGAGATAGGTCCGCCGTCATCGTGGCCTGTCAAGTCAGCATTACACGCCTGCGGGGTATTGGCTAACCTTGACGAGTTCGCTAAGAACTATTTTGGGCGCGGGGCGATCAAGGCGATGCTGTTCTCTATGCAGGGAGCCAGCCAATCAACAGCGGCAGAGTTTGAATCCTGGTGGAACAAGTTTATTACCGGCATATCTAACGCCTTCAAGACTAAGGTACTCAATGCTGAGAGCGTAGAGCCTGTTGTGGTGGGGGAAGGTATCAAAGAGCTTGAGAATGTGTCGCTATCCCAGGAGAAACGAGACGAGATAGCAATAGCGTTATCAATCCCCATGTCTATCTTATTCGCCAATGCTGCCAACTATGCCACAGCCAACCAGGACAAGCGCAACTGGTACGATGACAAGGTAATCCCTGAATCGAAGTTCGTTGCATCAATCCTGAATGAACAGTTATTCGAGCCGCTGGGATTGCGGTTTGTGTTCAGGCCTGAGACGCTTGACATTATGCAGGAGGATGAAAAAGAGCGTAGCATGGCGTTGGGCTATTTATACAATGCCGAAGTCCCGCTTGATATCGCCATGCGGATATTAGGCTTCGAGCTGAATGACGAGGACTGGAAGCGTATCGAGGAGCAGGTAGAGAAGAAGGAAGAGCGAGCCGAGGAGCTGGTCGGTAATCTGACAGGGGGCGGCGAAAACAACAACGGCGGCGGGGCAGCGTTCCAGCCTGAGAACCCGGTACAGAAGCCTGACGCGATGCAAGAGAAGGGACTTATCGTTGACCTGGAGAAATGGCAGCGCAAATCTAAGAAGCGGTTGAAGGCCGACAAATCGCCAGCGGTTACATTCGAGAGCGATCATATCCCGGCGACATTAGGGGCGGCGATTGAGGGCGCATTGGAAGAAGCATCAACAGAAGAACAGATAGCGCAGGTGTTTAGTGACATCTGGTTAGGATATCCATGAAGAAGATCATAGTCGTTGTAATACTGGCACTCCTGATTATTGCAGCCAGCAGGGTTGAGCATAGAACATATTTGCCCGTTGTGGTTCAGGTGAACGGGGCGATTAGTGCTGTGTCGCTACCAACACCCGCGCCAACCATGAACCCGTTTCCTGGTGTGCCAACACCTACGCCAGTGACGATTTGTATTCCGGGTCCGTGTGATTAGATGGCAGATATACCCAACCGTGAAGCATTAGAGGCCGAGCTTGCGAAGTTGATCGGTAAGTACAACCGCAAGGAACTCAGCGCGCTAATGGAGATATTGATATTGTCCCCGTCTATTGCCAGCGTACCGCCTGAGTTCTGGAAGCAATCAGCGCAAAGCCTCGTCTCGATATTGATGCCATTCAGCGAAGCGGTATTCATGGCCTCCGCTGAGAATATGCTAACAGGCTTCCCGGTTGGTGTGGATTGGGCGTTGATAAATCAATCTGCTGCTGATTGGGCGCGGTCTTATTCGACATTATTAGCAGGTCAGATAAATAGCACGAGCCGGAGCGCAGTTGCTAAGGGTATCAATAATGCAGTAGCCGCCTTCTTCGAGGAAGGGCTTACGATTGATGAAATGGTAGCAAGGATGGAAGCCGATCCAGAACTAGCAAAGTTGTTCACAAAAGATGTAAGAGATAGGCTGGGGCGTGTGTTCGGTCCACACCGGGCAGAGATGATCGCCCAGACAGAGGTAACACGAGCGCAGATGCAAGGCGAGGTCGCTACCGCTGACGAGCTACGCAGACAGGGCGTTGATATGGTAGCGGTCTGGTACACCAGCAACGATGAGATCGTTTGTCCTATTTGCGGTCCCAGGCATGAGAAGAAACAGGGTGACGGGTGGTTCGTTGCAGAGCCAGCGCATCCCCGATGCAGATGCCGGATAGAACATGAGTTTGTAAAGGAGCCAGCCCGTGGCTAATGAACCAATGATCGAGATCGAGGGACTTGAAGAAGCGATCAAGAAACTCGAAAAGATAGGAAAGCTGGAGCCAGTCAAAGCGGCGATCAAGGCAGGCGGTAAATACTTGAAAGGCAGGATCGCCAGGTATCCACCGCGTAAACATGTATCTATTCAAGAGGTCGGCGGCTGGGCATCGGAGAAACAGCGGCGGTGGTTCTTTGCTAATCTAAGAGAAGGCAAGATTGACGTTCCTTACCGGCGCGGGATATCACCAGGGACGGAGAGACTTGGGCAGAAGTGGACGGAGCAAATCAGGGATGGCGGGTTTACTGTGGTCGTTGGTAATAATGTTAGTTACGCCCGGTTCGTTCAAAAGCCTGGAGAGCAAACCAGTATGATGAAAAAGATCGGCTGGAAAACAACGGTACAGGTAGCAGACGAAGAAGCGCGCAAAGTACAAAATGATGTAAAGAATGCGATTATGAAAGCGATTGGTGCAATGTGACCGAGCGAGAGTTCTGGTTGATTATAAGACGTGCCTTACTGATGGTGGTCAAGGCGATTGAGAAGAAATACTATCAAAAGGAAATGCCATTAACCGACAACAAGACTGCTTCGGTGTCGTGGCTACCTGATGATTAGTAGAATTATGATATAATATCTATCGGACAGCCCACGCTTTTTAAGCCTCGGCGAAAATAGCACGACTGCCCACTCCCAAAAGTGGCCCGTCTAGTGATAGACGGGCGATTTGTTTTAAGCCCAAAGGCGGGGAGCCGTGGCAGATTATGCGGTAAAAATCATAGAGCAGGACGGAGACACGATAACCGTTGGTGGCTATGGTGTCATATTTGGGGGAAAGGACTTGCAAGGGGAGACATTCAATCAGGATACTGACTTCATGCCTGATCTTGTGCCTAACAAGTTGGTCATGTATGACCACGGGATGCAGGCTGATGTTAAGAACTTCCTGGGCAAGACCATCAAGGAACAAAAAGACGAAACAGGGGTGTGGGTTGAAGCGCAACTGGACAGACACCAGGCGTATGTAAAAGAAATCTTATCCCTTATTGAACAGAAGATTATTGGATGGTCAACGGGCAGTGTGTCTCATCTTATCAAGCGCGAAGATGGGATCATAAAACGCTGGCCCGTTGTTGAATATTCGTTGACACCCACTCCCGCCGAGCCAAGAACGCTTGGCGTGGAGAGGATCAAAGCCTTAGCCGAAATAAATCCAGACCTAAAGGCACTCTTGCCACAGGAATCCGGGGAGGATTCGAGCGCAGATGCGACGGGGGATGAGAAGGCGGGGAATACGAAAGACTTAGAGGTGAAGAAAATGACTGACAAAGAAAAGGTCATCAAAGAACCGGATGAAGAAGTCATTGTAGTGGAAGAGACAAAGACTGAGGAACCGGCAAGAAAATCATATATGACCGATGAACAGTTTGAAGAGCTGATCAATAAAGCGGTTGCCGCTGGCGTTGAGAAGGCGATGAAAGCTTTGCCCGCACAGCCTAAAAATGTCAAGGTTGTCACGGACGAAGCGGATCAGGACTTTGAAACTGCTGGCGAGTTCTTCCAGGCCGTCAAGAATGCTGCCTTATACCCAGGAAATCAGGACCCACGTTTGAAGTCACTCAAAGCCGGTGGGACTGGCTTGAGCGAAAACGTGCCTGCTGATGGTGGGTATTTGCTAAGACCGCAGTTTGCGGGGGGCATACTTGAGAACATGTGGGGCGGGGGCGAGATTCTGCCGCGTGTAGCATCTGACCCAATCGGTCCCAATTCTAACTCAATGCTGTATAACGCAGTTGACGAATCCAGTCGAGCCGATGGCTCCCGCTGGGGCGGCGTTTTGGGTTACTGGATGGCTGAGGCTGGAACGATCACGGCCTCCAATCCAACATTCCGACAGATGGAATTGAAGCTCAAAAAGGTTGCGGCTTTGTGCTATGCGACTGATGAGCTTTTAGCTGATGCGGTTGCGCTTGAGTCCTGGTTATCTCGTACAGTTCCAAACGAACTGAGGTTCCAGGTCGAAAATGCAATCTTCCAGGGTAACGGCGTTGGTAAACCACTTGGGATTATGAACTCTCCTGCGCTGGTTAGCGTGACCCGTATTGATGCGAATGAGGTCGATCAGACTGATATCGCTAATATGTGGGCGAGACGCTACGCTGGCGTTAATGACTATGTATGGCTGGCTAACTCGTCGGTGTTCCCGCAGTTGATCAACTTGACTGTTGGAAACTTCCCGTTCCTTCTGCCGATGAACGCAGGCGGACAGGGTAATCCGGCGTTTTCGTTGTACGGTGCGCCTTATATCGAGACTGAATATAGCGCGGCACTCGGCACGACTGGCGACATCATGCTTGCATCTTTGAGCCAGTACCAGACCATCAACAAGGGCGGCGTACAGGCGGCATCATCCATCCATGTGAACTTTACATCTGATGAGACCGCGTTCCGGTTCATTTACCGCATTGACGGGCAACCGTTGTGGAATGCAGCAGTGGAAACATTTGCCGCATCAGCCACAACCAAATCCCCATTCGTGGTACTGACCGCCGCCAGTTCGTAATAGAGAAACAGAGGAGATAAATCATGGCGAATCCTTTTGTAGCTTATGACAACATTGTCCCGGTCATCGTACCGCAGGACATTGCAAGCACGGCTACTTCAAGCCCTTATGTTGATCTGAGAAATGCAAACAAAGCATGGTTTCTGGTCTGCTTCGGGCTAATCACAAGTGCAACTACCACAGACCGCGAGGTCGTGACCGTGGAAGCGGCTACCGCCGAGGGTGGAACCGAAGCGGCAATCGCGTTCCGTTATCGTCAAGCTGGTGCTGTTGGGGCTAACACCTGGGGGGCGGTCACAACCGCCGACACCACGGGCGTTTCACTCGCCCCGGCAACCGACGACAATGTAACCCTGTTGATCGAGATCGACCCAGATGAGTTGGCGGCTAATGACTACCGCTATGCACGGGTTGTCTTGACCGACACTCCAGATATGACAGCCTGCCTCGTTGCGGTGTATGCCATTCTGGAAGCACGGTACAAGCAAACTACTCATATCTCGGCTACTGCCTCAGCATCGGCATAATTCAACAAATGAGTTATGCGGTTGGGCAGACTACCGTTATGAAAAACGTGGGGGTGGCTTTGCCGCCCCTGCGTTCCCTTGCTATCGTTGGGAGCCATCCAGAAACAAGAGAGTTAGCTCCCTACGATGACCCCGACTATGAAATCTGGTTATTCAACGAAGCACCAATGAAGCCGGAGGTTTATAAGCGGTGGGATGCAAGCGTTCAAATACACATTCCTGAGGTGTACGCATCGACTGAGAATTGGGTCAATGAGAATTATTGGGAATGGTTACAGCAGGATCACGGCGACAGAAAGATATACATGCAAGACGTTGATCCTAGAGTGCCGAACTCAGTACGCTACCCATTGGAAGGTGTGTTGTCGTTAGTACCTTACAAATATCTGCGATCAAGTCCTGCGATGGCATTAGCCCTTGCGATCTATCTTGGCTACAAGAAAATCAGCTTATATGGAAGTGAACTATCCAGCAATACGGAATATCACTACCAGGCGATCAACTATGCCTTTTGGATCGGCTTTGCTCATGGGTTTGGTGTTGATCTCGATCTTCAATGCTGGTTTCAGGAGTTCGATCAGCCTATCTATGGGTATGAGGGCGAGTTGCAGATAAGCAAAGATTACTTTGCGGAGCGCATCAGGGAGCATGAGATTGAGTGGAAGGCTAAAGACAGCGCATATCAAAAGACCAAGAGCAGGCTAGATGATGCAATGCTTGAATCCAAGTTCGACAAGGTGGGCGAGTTGTCCTTATTGCTAGAGAATATCGCTGTTAGCAGAGGCGAAGCGATGGGGGCAATGAGTGAAGCCAAACGCTACCATGACCGAACAGACCACATCAGCAGACAGGAATTTGAGCGAGTGAGCGCACAGGCTCAGCTTGACGGGGAAGATGCCGAAAAGCTTATGAACCATGCGGCTGGGAAATGTGAGTATGTCTGGAATGTCTGGATGCAAACCGGCAACCTTCAAGCGTTGGATCAGTTGCGGACATTCTTGAAAGAAAAGACCGGACGCGCTTTAGATATGGGTACTCAACTTGGCATTTTTAGAGAGAACTTGCACTACATGGACGAATACGACAGGCGAGTGACCTCAGCGGTAGGACACCGGGGGAGTCTATTGGATAAGGGTAAATGAAATTTTACCTGGAGACAGATCACCCGATTGCGGAAGATAGCCCGGACCACATCCAGCCTCGGTCAACGAAACTGGATAACTCTACCAATCGCAAGTTCAACGAGCGATTGTTGCACCTTTACAAAAACAAAAAGCCTAGCGTTCTTGACTTCGGGTGTGCTGGTGGCGGGATGGTACGCACCTTGATCGATGATGGCTGTGTCGCTGTGGGATTGGAAGGCAGCGACTATAACCTGAAACACCAGCGGGCAGAATGGGCGGTCATTCCTGACAACCTGTTCACCTGCGATCTCAGTTATCCGTTCACGCTGCACATCGGAGACAAACAGCCTTACAAGTTCGATGTGATCACGGCGTGGGAGTTCGTAGAGCATCTACCAGAAGAGCGATTACCGCAAATGGTAGAGAACATGTGGCGACATCTGAACTTGAACGGGCTGATCATCGGTAGTACCACTTCATTGAACTCGATTTATGACGGCGTAGAGCATCACCAGACCCTAAAGCCGATGTGGTGGTGGTCAGACCTGTTTGCTGAATATGGGTTCAGGCGGCAAGTTGACAAAGAATCTTACTTCGATGTCGCTGATGCCTGGGTCCGAAAGGTCAGATTTAACTTTGTCTTTAGATACGGTTGAAACGAAAACCATAAGAAGCGGTATTCTCCAGGCTGAGGGGTTCGAGAAAAAGAAGATCACCAATCAGCCCAGCGGGTCGAGGGAAGTTGAGATCAGACCCCGGATATATGTCAATGGTTTTCCAAAATCAGGCCTACATCTAGCGGTTTTTATGGGCAATACCTTAGCCCATAACCCCGCATCTGACTATGCCTGGGCAAGTACGTTCACCGAGACGCAATGGTCTGCTGAATGGCTACCAGACCACCGCATATATCCCAACCTTTCCAGGTTGCAAGATAACACTTGGCTAAAGGGTCACTGTGGGTACAGGGCAGAGATTGAGCAGTATCTATTCCGGCATGGAGTAGCAAAGTTGTTTGTCTATCGTGATCTCAGAGATGTATTGGTCAGCCAGTCTTATCACGTAATCAATGATAATGACGAGCTGATCTACCACCCGGACAAAGAGACGTTTCGCAGGATGCAAAGCCAAGAAGAGCGCATGCTGGCTTGCCTTACGGGTGTTGGCCCTTATTCCGGGCTGTTTGAACGATGGGATTTGTACGCGCCCTGGTTGTGGGTTCCCTGGGTTCACAAAGTCCGCTTTGAGGACATGATCCAACGCCCAGAAGAAACGGCAAGAGATTTTGTGATGTATGTTTACAGTCGTATGGGGCAAGTACACGGGGCGAAGTTTACCTTTCCCAAAGATGTATTAGACGAGGCTGTTGCGGTGGTCGTGGACGCATTGAGCGAGAGAGAGCAAAGCCCAACTTTTAGGAAGGGCAATATCGGAGACTGGCGGGATGAGTTCACGCCAAAAGTTAAAAAAGAGTTCAAGAAGCGAGCCGGAAGCTGGCTGATTGAGCTTGGTTATGAGAAGGACAATGATTGGTGAGATATGGCAATAACTAACGGATACACCAGTCTGAATGAATACAAACAGCGGTTCTATGACGAAGGGACCGGGGACACAAAAGACGATGCCGCTATCGAAAGCGTAATAACAGCGATATCAAGAGAGATTGACAATATCACCTGGGATCGGTTCTTCACAACGGCAGCCAACGAAACAAGATACTTCACGGCAGACCATACCGATTTCTTGAGATTGCCCAATCGTATCGTTTCGGTCAACACACTAAAGACGGATCACGATGGGGATCGGACTTATGAGCAGACCTGGACAAATACCGATTATGACTTGATGCCATTCAACGCATCATTAGACGGCGAGCCTTACAGGTGGATACAAGTCACGCCAAACGGCGATTACAGCTTCCCTAAGAGTGTTGACAAGGGCGTGGAGATATCGGGCAAGTTCGGCTGGTCAACTACGCCACAGCCCATCGTTGAAGCGTGCTTGCTTGGCGCGCATCGCATTATGGCACGGCGCAATTCACCGCTTGGCGTTTCTGGTGCTGCTGCGCTGGGTAACCTGACCTTGACGGTTCAGAAGTTGAGGTCTGATCCTGACTTCATGGATTTGGTCAGTCCTTACATGATGAGGTATTAGCATGGCACTCAAGGATGCGGTCAAGGAGATCGTTGACGAACTGCAAACCATAAAAGACATTCGGCGCGTTCCTGATAACCCACCGGAGAACAATGACCAGTTTCCTTTTGCGGTTGCTTATCCCATTTCGGGATTTTATACACAAGGGCCAGCGATGGTAATGACAGGCTTGCATTCGGTGAACGTTGAGCTACATGTATCACGTAAAGATTTACCGCGTGATTTTGCGTTGGTGATGGACTTGATCGACCAGATACCACAGGAATTAATGAGCCTGCTGAACGATGGCGGGTTTTCGGAGATACAGACTTTTGGTGAGATACCTTACACGTTTGGGCCGCTGTCATGGGCTGGGGTAGATACCCTGGGCGTGACGTACACCATCGAGAACGTGAAGGTACAGACAGATTTGAGCTAGTTTCGCC